TCACCTGACCAGAACCAGGGCAGCGGGCAGGGCGAACATCGTGGCCATGGCGGTCATGGCCATCACGGTGGCAGGCATGGTGGCCACGGCAACCATGGGAGCCAAAGCGGCGGTCACCAGAATGGAGGTGACCAAAACGGCGGTCCCGGTGACGAACGGGGTGATCGCGGTGGTGACAACCGCGGCGACCAGAACCATGGCCCCGGCGAGCGTGGCAACCGTGGCAGCGACAGCCAGAATGGCAACCGGAGTGAGCACGACGGTGATCGTGGTGGCGACCACAATGGCGGCTGGAACCAGAACAGCAGCAGTTCCAACTGATCCCGTCCCTACAGCGGAAGGCCCGGCATATTGCCGGGCCTTTTTGTTGAAAAGACCAGGCCCGCACTATGCCATCCAGTCGTTCTGAACATAACCGGCAGAAAAGCACGCTGACAGGCAGGGACGTACATGCAACCTGTCACCGGTCCTTTCCGTTGCACGTGGACCTGTCGGAGGAGGAACGGCATGTTCAGGATGCAGGTCAGAAATAATCCGGATATTCCCGTGCCGTCTGAACCGCCGACCACGGTGCCATCACCCACACCCATTCCGGATCCCGGGCCTGACCCGGATGACGATCCGCTGGATGATCCTCGACCGGATATACCGGACTGGGGCAGTGATGACGAACCGCTTGATCCGCCCACAGATGACCCGCTTGATCCGTTTGCACCCAATGAGAAAGACAGGGAAAGCGTCGAAGACGGGTAAGCTGCGGGTTTACATTTCGTGACGGGAACACAGCCGGTTAGCGGATTAAGGTTGGGGTTCCAACAGGTGAGATGCCGCTACTCTCCATGTCCAACCATAATACAGGACGTGCCGTCACGTTCTTCGTACCTGTCCTCGTGATGGCTATATCAGGCTGTCACCAACTGCCCGACCATACCGATAAATGCTGGCGCGCGCCATCGTCGCACAATAGTAGCGTGCATGGCAGCATAACCACGGGCTTTGGCGTCGGCAGCGGGCGCGGCATGATGGGTGGTTTTCCCATGGGCGGCATGACAGGCGCAGGCGGTATGCCCGGCCCGATGCCGACGGGTATGGGGCCCGGCATGGAGCAGAGCAGTCCCTTCACGGAAGAACAGACCGCCAGGAACAGCCTGCCAAAAGACTGCATGCCGCCTGATTTCCCCATGCGCGCACAAAGTTCCGCCCACCAGACGACCACCCCGCCAACCCAGCCTGCGGTCCAGCAGGTTCCCGATACGGTAGACGTATCCGGCATCCGCATCGGTCCGTGAACTGATCCATGTCTTATATCCATTCTGAATGGAAATGATCAGTTCTCATGTCGCATATACAGTACAGTCGCGACATAGAGTCAGAGGGCTGCGCGGGAGTTCGTGACGGGATGAGAAGAGGGGAGAGAGGCTCGCCTACGCCCGTCATGGAGTTCACCGTCATGACGATCCGAATGCCTGGATCAGCCAGGCCCTTGTCTGATCCGTTAAAGCCGATGTGCGATATCCGACTTCTGCCTCATCAGTCAGGCAATCGGCCTGCAACCCGAAAACTCGGGGCAGGACATCCGGCACGACCGTTTTTCAGACCGAAACCGGACAGGATTCCCATGGAGATCCTGCAGTCCAAGCAGGCTGCCGCCTGCAAGTCTTTCTATCCGGTTCCCCTATCACCGGCTAGATCGGTTGCGGCCGCGTAGCTTCGTGCCGTCTTAATCAGTTCCGTTCCGTAACTGCTTCACAGGCAGTCGGGAACACTCCGGCATGCCCCGGAAGCAGCATGGCATCGCCATTCATACCGGAAAGTCCTGCAGACATCAGGAACACGAAACAGATTGATCCCAACAGACAAGACATGGAGGATCTGAACATGGACGCAACGGAATACAGACCCGACAACAGACTTTTACGTCTACGGGAGGTTACTGAAAGAACCGGACTGAGCCGGGCGACCATTTACCGACACATTAATAAGGGGACTTTCCCAAAACCACGTAAACTATCCAGTGGCACGATCCGCTGGTACTCCGGCATTATAGAGAACTGGATCAATACAGCCGGTACGCTAGGAAACTGACCGGTTTCTTGTTGCAATCAGTTCTCCGAGGCTGCCCTGGCCTGGCCACTCGGCTCCACCATGGTCACGAACCCGGTCAGGCCAGCATCAGCAGCGCATACCAACTACTGTAAAGCCGGACCCGTCTTCATAGGCTATCTGGTCGCATTTCATCTGTTTGTTTCTTCGGAATGCAATAAGTTCCCCAAGCATCCATCAGGACGCGTCGCTTTTCCAGAAGATTCCCACGTCGATAAGCAGCTTCGACCTTGCTTGCGATAGCGTGAGCTAGCGCCATTTCGGCAATATCACCGTCGAATTCTGTTTCTTCAGCAACCCAGTCCCGAAAAGACGAACGAAATCCATGAGGAACCGCCGCGATACCGGCATCACGACAGATCTTCGTCAACGTCATATCAGAAAGAGGTTTGCCCGTTCGCAAACCCGGAAATACAAGGTTGCTACGTAATTCGCGATACTTATGGGCACGGATAAATATATCCAACGCTGGCTGGGATAGAGGAACAACATGTTCACGTCCTGCTTTCATGCGCGTCGCAGGTATCGTCCATAAAGCGTTGTCCAGATCAACTTCGTCCCACGTCGCGCACCTGATCTCGCCGGAGCGTGCAGCTGTCAGGATAAGTCCGACAAATGCAAGGCGCCCTAGAGAATTACCAGAACGGAGATAAGCTACAAAAGCAGGAACCTCGACATAAGGTAGCGCCGCATGATGGACGGACTTACTTTTCACCTTGGGAAGAGACTTGTCCATAGCTGCCACGGGCAGAGGCAGATTACGGTAACCTTTGCCGATCGACCAATCCACGACCGCACTGATTCGTTGTCGAACACGACGTGCAGTTTCCTGCTTTGGCAACCAGATGGGCGCAATTACCTCCCTGACGTGGTGACCATCGAGATCAGCTATGGAAATATCTCCGATGACAGGAAAGGCGTAGCTTTCAAGGGTAGCCAGCCATTGCCCGCGATGCTTCCTGTTTTTCCATGTCGCTTCATTCTCTGCATATACTTTCAGGGCAGCTTCACGGAAGGTAGGAATGCCCGCTTCCTTACGACGTTCGGCTATAGGATCAAGCCCGGCTTCAACCTGCATTCGGGCCTTGCCTGCCCGCTGACGTGCCAGAACTAGGGACACGGTCTTTGCACTGCCTAGACCAATGTCGCGTCGCCGACCATTTTTCTGAATGCGGCACACCCATGATTTGCCGCCTTTCGAACTAATGACGAGATAGAGCCCATCCCCATCGCCGTAGCGTCCGGGCTCTTTCGCGGCCTTTACGGCTGTCGCGGAAAGACGTCCCATTTTTATCCCACATTTTTTCCCACATCTGATGCGGGATAGGGTGCAATTCAATGGAACGCCATGCAACACAAAATAGACCCAAAACCTAGGTATTCCGCCATTTGTGATGCAATTTTAGATTGTTTGGAAAAAGTGATTGGCGGAGGGGAAGAGATTCGAACTCTCGATACGGCTTAACACCGTATAACGGTTTAGCAATCCGGATACGATTACGACGCTCCCGCTAAATGTATGTTTTATTTAGGTTAATACATGCAGCCAAAGCAGGAAAAACGATAGGTATTAAACAGACCTACCACACATCCTACCACATGTGATTGCAGGAGATTGCCGCACATGTTTAGCGCCTCACGCCAACGAATGGCACCACATTTTCATGCCCAAGGCATTGATGAGCCAACGGCCAATTATCGATCATTGCTGTCACACGGGCACGCAATTTTTCACGGTCAGTGACCAGCCGCATGGCTTCGCTATGCCGCGCATCATCATTCTGCGCCAGCATCTCTGTCTCATAACCGACCTGCCGCGACATCTCCACGTCCGGCAGCGACGACAGTGGGGTATAGGCCACCGGCAGGCTGATCTGCTGCCCGCGTGTGCGACTGGCCGATCCCCCTATGCCGACGGTCGGGGCGGTGGTGACCGCCCCAACGGTGAACTGGCCGCCCTGCGTGAACGCGCCAGACAGTTCCAGTGTCACATTCCCCACGACCGTGCCAATCACGGGATCCGCCATCCCCTGGCTGCACTGGGCAGCACGGACAGCCTGTTTGAATCGTGCGGTCTGGTCTGGCGTCCAGTCGGCAGCATGCGACACGGAGATTGCCCCGGCCCGCGCCAGGCTGGCCTGTATGCCCGCCATGGCATCGGGAATCGTGGTCTGCACGGGGGCCTGATGGGCACAGGCGGACAGACCGAGCAGGCAGACCACGGCGCGCAGGATCCTCACGCTACGCCCCGCAGGTAGGCATCATTGGCCGCGACCAGCGCATCCCAGTCCTGACCAGAGGGGCCCAGGCCGGTCGCAGGCTGCAACTGCCGCCATGCCAATGCATGCGCCTCCATGATCCGCGAGCGCAGCCAGCGCCACGTTGCGCGCTGTCTGGTGCCCCATGTCAGCAGGGTTACAATATCGGTATCGGCCGTGCCGGTGTAATCCCAGCCCAGCAGGCAGTGGCCGCCGGCGCTGCCGGGCGTCGGGTCGCCGTGGTCAACCGGAGTATCCGTGTCCCATACGGGGGTAAGCGCGCCAGTCTCATCCTCCCACATGTCGGCCTCGGCCAGCTGGACGCCCAGGTAAACGGCAGACAACCCTGCCATGATGTTGCGGACACCATTCAGGTCGTCTGGGTCCGCACTGCCCCAGAGCGGGAACAGAGTCTGGTTGGTCACCGCGTAGCCATCCCGCAGGGCGGTGGTCAGCACATCGACTTCCACGCCGCCATTGTCCGTGCCCGGGTTGCCCGGCACATAGCCGGTGGAGCGGGAATAGAACGCCACGGCCTGTGCCGTGGTGATAGCGGTCTGGAAGCCGCCCAGCGCGGACGTAGCGCGGATATGATTGCCGATGCCGGCGGATGTGCAGTCCCCCAGCACGTCATTGCCCAGCAGGAGCGGCGCGGGGTCGATATGGCTGCGGTCGAGACGGGCAGGGGCCTGCCGGGCCATGAAGCCGCGCAAGGCCGACATGGAGGGCTGGCCCGGGCGTGTCTGCGCGGGGCGACAGCCCAGCTTGCGAATTTGCGCAAGTTTGCAATTTGTCATGCTGATTCCAATAAAAAAGGCGGCTCAGAAGAGCCGCCCCGTGGTTGCGCCATACGATTGATTGTTCTGATCAGTAATACGCTGTTAGCGTATTATTTCCCTTGCGACGGATACGCTTCCAGCGTATAAAATGCCTATGACGACAACACACCACGCCTTTGACTGGCACGATGAAAAAAGCGCAGCGTGCCTCTCCACCCGTGGTTTCGATTTCATTTACGCCGCCCGCATTTTTCTTGGGGAAGTGATCGAACGCGAAGACACCCGCAAGGATTACGGTGAAACGCGGATTCAGGCAGTCGGGATGATCGAAGGGTGCCGTTACATGGTCGTCTACACACGGCGCGGCGATGTTACGTGGATCATCTCCGCGCGCCGCATGCACGATAAGGAGTGGAAGAAGTGGCAAGGATGACATTGAGCCAGATCGCCCGGCACGGTGGAACCATCGACCGGGACAAGGTGAACGCCACCACGGAAGCTGATATCGACCGTCAGGCGCGTGAGGATGGTACGGATGACACAAGCCATCTGTCTGCCCCATACCCGACACCCGCAACCGTGCGGAAGACCTTGCACATGACCCAGAAACAGATCGCGGATCTGACCGGCATACCTGTGGCGACATGGCGCAACTGGGAACAGGGGCGGGTAGGTCTGGACCCGGCTGTGCAGGCGCTGCTGCGTATTCTGGGGCGGGAACCAGATGCGGCGCGTCGGGCGCTGGATGTGGCGGCAGAATAGCGCGGACGCCGCACCCCTCTTAATCGTCCGAAGGATATGGCGCAGGCGGCCCAAGCGTGTCGTCAATTTGGCGTTCGCGCCGTGTCTCCCGCCATGCAGCTATGCCGAAGGCTATCACCTGAAAGAAGGCCCCGCCGGTCAGGAACAGGCCCAGACCGGCGAGCGCATGGACGGTCATGGTCAGCCGCCCTGCGCGGAAACAAAGGCGCCGATCACGTTCATGGCTACCATGCCCTGCATATTGATCCCGTTATCGGATGCCAGACGCGGGCCGCCGGCGTGACGGCCGGACACGGCAACCATGGCCTTCAGCAGGTCGATCAGCGTTGCCGCCGCCCCCGCCGCCGTCTTGGCCTGCGTGACCACGCTGCCGGACAGGTCGGCCGCCATGCCCGTGATGGTGGCGATGATGAGGGTGTTGACCTGCCCGATATCCGTCAGGATGCTGTCAAAGGCGGCCTTCACGCTGGCGCTGTCATAGCTGACGGACGTGCTGGACCCGGCGGCGGCCACGAAGGCCTTCCCCGCCGTGGTCAGCGCGGCAATGACGGTATTGGCCAGGGCGACGTTCGGTGCTCCCATCGCAGCCGCCACGAGCGGCATATTGATGGCGGTGCTGGAGAAATTCAGCAGCGCATCGACATAATCCGCGACCTCGGCCACGTTCAGGGTGATCGTGGTTGTGGTGCCGGATTTGGTGCTGGTGCAGGCCGCAAGAGCGGTCGCGGCGACAAGGGCGGATGATCCGCGCAGGAAGGCGCGGCGGGTGGGGTTCTGCATGGAAGGCTCCCATAAAAAAACCGCCCTGCAGGCGGTCAGAAATGTTTTGTCGTATTTTGCTCGCTTCGGTTGCAGGATCGCCATAATCCTGAAACCTCACGGTGCTCATCTGTCATTGCGGGTCGGGTTGTGCAGCAGCCTCTGACTGGCTCGACCCGCACCTCAGGAGCAGAAGGAACGGTCGCGCGGACTGGGCAGGGGTATCTCATCTTCCCGGATAGACAGGCCCCTGCCCAGATTCCGGGCGTTACCAATCTTGCTATGGCGTAGCCCCGGCTTTTCCCCAAGTGGTGCTCCAGCCATTACCGGGGCTACGTCACCCGATCCGCGCGAAAGCTCAGTGCACCGGCTGACCGGGCACGACTGGATGCGGGGACTCGGCCTTGACCGGGGCAACCGTGGTAGCGGCCGTTGCCGGCTTCGCCTCGATCGCGGTTTTCAGGTCCGCGATACCGCCCACGATCTTGGTCACGGCGGCATCGACGCCGTCCAGATCGAGGTTCGGGGCCGCGCGCGCGACAATGACGGGGATCAGCATCTGCAGCACGCTGCCCGCCAGCTGGATGTCGGCCTGGGTTGCGGCCGTGTCGCGCTTGCCCAGTGCGGTCTCAAGCAGGCCTTCCAGAGCGGGAAGGGCGGTGTTGGTGGTATCGTCAGCCATATCTGGCGTCTCCATATGAAAAAACCGCCTCGGGGGCGGTTGGGGGATCAGGATGATTGAGCCGGGTCCGGCCAGTCAGGCTGGCGGGGAGGCACGCACCGGCGGCTTGCCCGGCCGGGTGGAACCGGGCGGCATGTCAAGCCGTTGCTCGACTTCCTTCCGGGGCACCGCAGCGGGTACCATCGCGGCTTTCCTGCCCGGCTGGTAGGCCGGCAGGTTCCAGCCGCGCGCCTGGGCGATGGCGGTGACGACGGTCCAGACCAGAACCCATTTCGACGTGGGGTCGGGTGGGCGCCAGAACCGCGCGATCAGGGCGCAGGCCGAGATCAGGAACGACAGGATGACCACGACATCCCCGGCATACTGGGCCGGGAGCATCGAGAGGACATCCTGCAGGATCGATGTGGGGTCCATTTCAGGCCTCTATGGCTTGCTGGAACAGGGCGATATGGGCTGTGTCCGCAGCGCCCGCGCCCAGCGATGTGTTGTAGATCCGTTTCCACAGACCGCACAGGCCGGCCGCGTCATTGGCTGCGGGCAGCGCATCAGGCGCGCGGTAGTATTTGAGCCGGGCCATGGCACAGGCATAGAAAGCGTTCCCGACCATCTGGCCTGCCGCCGGTGGCCAGTTGCCGCGTGTGGACAGCAGCTTGGTCACCAGGGCGCCCATCCGGCCGTTGGGCAGGAAGGTGGTCCAGATATCGTCATGGGTGAACGGCTCCATCTGCCACAGCCCCAGCGCGGGGCCGCCACCATCCTGCACCAGCCTGCGGCATCCGCTTTCCGCCAGTGCGGTGCCTGCCATCAGGTTGACCGCAGCCGGGCCGCCCATGCCGATCAGGGTGAGGGTGGGGGCAATTACACGGACCTTGAGGTCGGACAGGTCCAGCCCGATATTTCCCGCGGTCATGGACGGCCAACATGCAGCATGTGAGTGACCCAGTCGGCACAGGGCTGGTAGGCCAGTGCCGCCCCGGCAATGGTGCCGATGACCGAGATGGTGCCGACAAAGCCGCCGCCAATGACCTTGATCATCCTGATGCCCCCCAGAAGCTGGGAAAGCTGGGTGCTCTGGGTCGAAAGCCCCTCACGGACCTCCTTCAGGGATGCCTGCATGGCGACACGGTCCTGATCGCTGCGGCGCTGCTGTTCCTCCCACCGGCATTCCGATTTCGTGTCCATGACGGTAATGCGGGTATCGATGCGCCGGATCTCGTCACGCATCAGGCCGCGATCGGATTCAAGGTCGCTCAGGCGTTCCTCGACGCCGTCGACCCGGTCGGCCAGCGCCGGGAGCGTCAGTTCATCAATCATGATATTCCATGCGGGCAATAAAAAACCGCCTCATAGGGCGGTCGGGCAGGCGCGGATTGTATGGATGATCAGGCCGTGGCGGCGGCGACCGTAACGCTCAGGCTTGCGGGATTGGTCAGGCCGCCGGTGTTCGTGGCGCTGATGGTCACGGTCCCTGCCGCCCTTGGGGTATAGGTCACACCCTGTGCCGTGTTCACGCCCGCGCCAAACGTGACCGTGCTGGCCGAGAACGTACCGCCCGCGCCGCCATCGGACAGGGTTACGGTGGTTTTGGTGGCGGGACCGTCATGGTCCGGCGTCAGGGTAAGCGGCAGGGCCGTGCCGGCCGTGGCCGAGGACGCTCCCGCCAGCGCATAGCCCGTGGAGGGTGTGTAGGTGCCCCCAATCGGGTACCGCCCGTCCGGGTCCGCCACGATGGCGCTGCCGCTGCCCGGTGTCCATGCGGACGTGCCGTCCCAGACAACCCGGTTTATTACATACCCGACCGGGCGTGCCACACCCAGTTCGGTTTCGTCTGCCGTCAGGTAGACGGCATAGACCTGTGCATTCATATCGGTCATCCGGCTGATCCTATGGAATGAAACGGTAGATCACGCAGGCAACGCCGCCCGCGCCGCCATCATAGGCGACGCCGGTCATGCCGCTGTCATAAGCCCCGCCCCCTCCGGCGCCGGGGGCGGTAGCATACTGGCCACCATTGTTGCCAGCGCGCCCGGACCCGCCATAAAAGGAAGGCGCACCGTTACCGGCAAATACCCAACTGCCAGCCTGCCCGTCAGACCCGCTGTTCCCGCAGGTATAAAAGGCAGCCGTGGCGGCGGTTACGACAACAGGCATGCTTCCGCCGCCACCGGCGGTATTCGCGGTCGTCGGCTTGCCGCTACCGCCCCCACCCGGAATGTAGAAAAGCTCGGTTCCGTTTAATGAGACAACAGTCGTGCCGCCAGCATTGCCTGCTGATGCGCCAATTCCGCCGCCCCCTCCGGCACCGATGGTGATGCCCAGCGTGTCGCCACCCGCCACCGGATAGATCGCCTTCATGTAGCCGCCAGATGCCCCGCCACCACCGGACACGGTTTCCGCCGCGCTGGAACCCTGGCAGCCGCCACCGCCACCGCCGCTCCCCACGGCTTCGATTTCCATGCTGGTTGCCCATGCGGGAACGACGATGCTGGAGGAGGAAAGGGTATAGCCCCATGCGGTGGTAAGATCGCCTATCTTGTCCTGTAGTGCCGTGACATCCGAATAGTTGGCAAGCGCTCCGATATCATCTGTGTCAATCTGGTAGCGCAGACGCCCTGTGGAGAGGTCATTTATGATTTCCCACCCAAGGTAGACCTTGTTGGAGCCCTGATCCGTTCCCCCGCCCTGCTGGATAGGCGTGAAGATCGTGCCGCCAAATGGCTTGGCAATCAGTTTCTGGATGGCGGCCGAGAGCTGCCCCCAGTTGGTCCGGTCCAGGGTGAGGCCGGCATCCAGAATAACCTGGACCATCTCGGCCACGGTCATGTTGTAATGGGATGCCGGGAAGTCAGTGGCGGGAATGCTGGATGCCGGATCCCCGTCTGTTGCCCAGCCCGGCGTGCCGGTGGCGGGCATCGTGTCGCGCGAGGCCTCGACAACGGTGCCGGTGCCGATGATCAGTTCCATAGGTTGTCCTTAGCTGTAGTTGAAAATCAGGATGGTGTGCGCAGGCTTGCGGGCGGTCAGTTCGCATTCCAGCACCGCGTTGCTCCACGTTGCCCACGGATTGCCGAAGGACTGGCCGAATTTCAGGCGGTTAATGGTCAGCTGCGGGCAGTTGACCTGCCAGGTATAGGCCCAGGCATCGCCGCCGAATGGCGTGCCGAACTTGCGCCGGAACCGTGAGGGGGCGAACTGGGTGATGGTGATGTCGTAGCCAAGCGTTTTGGCGAAGGCGACGAAGTAGGGAATGGATGCGCCGCCGTTATCGGTCAGCCGCGCCACCACCTGGGCACGGCGCAGTTCCACGGTCGGACTTTCGCCAGCACACGGATCCGGCAGGCCAAGGGTTGCTTCCCATTCCGGCAGCAGGTTGACCGTGGTGGACGGGAAAGCATCATCGATCAGGTCGCCTGCCGACTGCGCACTGCGCTGGAATGAGGGCGCCCATACGGCCGCCATCTGGTAGGGCATGCCATCGGGGTCGCGTGACCAGATGCGCCCGCGTGGGAGCAGGTTGAGCAGGGCGGTACGGAAATCCGCCACCGAGTATTGGGGTGCTGCCATGGGTCACGCTGCAAAGCTGATGGTGCCGAGGGTCGGCATGGCGCCCGCATTGGCACCCGTGACCGGCCCGGTGGGGGACTGGACCTCGAAGCTGTCCAGCCCGATGGCACTGATCGCTTCCTCCCACGCATTGGGGTTGATGGTGCCGCCGGGGCTGGACAGGCGGACAAACATGTCGGTCAGCGCAGCCGTGATCAGTGCTTGGTTGGCGGTCGTGTTGCCGGTGCCCAGATCCGTGATCACGAAATCCGTGGGCTGCGCGATGGGGGCGCAGACAATAACCAGCGCCGTGACCGGCTGGCTTGCATTGATGGCATTGGCCACGGTCAGCTGATCGCCTGTCGCGGTGGTGTACCGCCCGTCGCCGGCCGCCGCGCCATTCGTGCCGCTGGGGAAACCGCCGCTGGCGGCGTTGGCCTCGTCCAGCATGATGTAAACCACCACCGTGCCGGCACCCGCACCGTTGCCGACCACCCATGCCCGGGTAACACCGGCTACAGCCTCGGCCCAGCCGACATAGTCGTCGGCTTTGCCGTCCTGCCCCTGCGCCTGGTAGGCCTCCATGACACGGGTGCGGAAATCGGTATCGTCCTCGATGTCCGCGCCGCTGACCGTGATGTCCGTGACCGTGCCGGTGGTCTGGATACCCTCCACCGGGCTGGACAGGGTGACGATGGTGCCCAGCGTGACATTGCCCGCCGTGCCGGTGCTGCTGGCGGTCCAGCTGACCGTGGTGACGTTGTCGGCTGTCACGCTGTCAGCCGAGGCTGTCGCCAGCAGGCCGCCCTGCAGCGCGAATTGCGTGCCCGCCGGGATGACGGACGTGCCGGTGGCCGCAAACGTGGCCGTGCCGCTGGCGGCCGTGGCCCCCTTGCGGTAGACGCCCTTGAGCGCGCCCCAGGCGGCCAGATAGGCCCCCGTGGCGGTCCAGGGCACCGACTGCATGGCCACCCAGTCGATATAGCCGTAATGCAGCCATGACAGGCCAGCCAGCACCATGGACAGCACGTAAATAACGGAGAAACGGAGCACTGCCGTCACACCGGGGATGCCGCCGCTTATGACATCCTGCAGCGCCTGCTGGCGCAGCTGCGACAGGGTCGGGCGTGGATAGGCCATGTCAGGTCAGACCCTCCCAGGCCCATGAGAATTTGAACACCTGGGGCGCGCTGTTGCCCGGCTCGGTGAGGGTGATGGAGAATTCGGCCATGGTGGGCACGGCAGTGCTCCACCAGGCCGAGACGGCGAGGGAGGCGATGACCCCGTCATCGACCAGCCATTGCAGGGCCTCGGTGCAGATGTCCTCGATCTCGCGCGGGATGGCCCGCGTGCCGGCCTTGACCGCGCGCTTGAGCTGCCACAGGCGCGAGCCGATGGGCAGGTCGGCAAAGGCGTCGCCCCACCAGCCACCACGGTCGGCCGTGGCTGATCCGGTGGGGCCGCTGGGGGACTGGATGCCGACGGCCGTATCGTCCGATGTGGGCTGCTGCGGCGCCACGCGGTCGGTAAACAGGGAGACGAGCACGGCGGAGCGCAGCGGGCTGTCCAGCGCCAGGTCACTGTCCACGACGGGCCAGTCGCCGCGCGCTGCGCGGACGTTCCAGACAATTCTGATATCCATGGGGTCTGCCTGTTTCTAGCTGGCCACGGGTGGCCCGGAATTGCCGCTGCCCGGCTGCACGCTGCCATGGGGATGGCTGGACAGCTTGACGTTCTGCGCCACGACTTCATTGCCGGTTATGGTACCCCCGGCCGTGAAATCACCGGGGGTGGTGACCTTGTTGTTGGCCGGGTTCAGGGCAATGGACCCATCCTCCATGAGCCAGACCCGGCTGCCGGTGGAGGGATGATAAAGACAGACCTCACCGGGCTGCAGGTCTTTCGGCCTGCCGCGCTGGTCGCCGGTGGCAATGACCACGCCACGGGTGCGGTCGCCGCCGATGAAGGCGACGACAAGGTCGGATCCGGGCACCGGCCTGCTGGCAAACCCGTATTCCTGCACGATGGGCACGTCTGCGCGGATCTCGCCCGCAGCCAGTGCCACCTGCGTGGTGGGAGTGTTGGGGCTTTCGTTCGTGTCGGCCGTCTGGCGGCCGATGCCCAGCCCCATCATCATGCGGCGCGCGGTGCGCAGTACGCTCATGTGCCTGAATCCTCCAGCGGGGCCAGTTCTTCGGTCTGGATCGAGCCGTCCACGCCACTCTGCGCGCTGTTCATCACCTGAAGGAATTTGTCCGCCAGCACCGGGTTGAGCAGGGGTTCGGGCGAGAACGCGTCGGGCGGCATGAGCACCACATCGGCATGGGTGCCGTCTTCGGCTGTCTGGCGCAGGGTCAGTTCCCCGATCAGCAGGTCTGCCTTCGTGCCGTTCCGCGTGGTGACGGGCGCGAGCGTGTTGGGCAGCCACAGTTGGCCTGCGGCATCGCGCCAGCTATCGGTCGTCAGTGTGACGGGATAGGCGCGGGCGATGCGCCGATTGACCTCCCACTGCACGCGCTGGCGGGTGACGGTGTAGTCCTGATCGCCGTTTTCCACCGGAATGAACATGTTGCGCGTGCGGGGCACGCCCGGGTCGGTGGCCTCCACACCCACGGTCAGCACGCCCATCTGGCTGGCCAGCGCATTCTCGTTCGGGTCGGTGAACAGGGACACGGTGCCCTGGCAGATCGCCGTCACCTTTGAATACCGGCCACCCAGGCTGCGCACGGTCTGGATGTGCTCGACGTTCTGCCCCACGGTAAACCCGCTGGCGGCACGCCGGGTGCCGACGGCCGACAGGCACACGTTTCCGTCCGGCCGGTCATAGAACAGCACGGCGGCCAGGCGGGACAGGCGCTCAATCACCTCATAGGCGGTTTCGGTCAGGATGATGGAGAAGGCGAGGATATCGGTATCGCCCGCGCCATTGACCGAAATCACGTCAATGTTAACGCGGCTGGCGACAGCCTGCGCAATCGCCAGCACGTTGGTACTGTTCATCTGGAACGTACTGAATTCGGCAGCACACTCCACCAGATCGACGGATTTCGAGGCGATCTGCACCTCGATCATGTGGTCCTCTGGCCCGGTATCTTCCACCACGGTAATCACGTAGCCGGTAAAGACCAGATCGCTGCCGATATAGACCTGACAGGTATCGCCCGGGTTGATGGTATCGCCGCTGATGGCGGATGCGCGGGCACCCGTCATGCCCAGCGTTGCGGTCCAGGGCATGATCTCGATGCCCAGCCGCAGCACGGCCGAGGTCCAGTTGGTGATCTGGCGCGACGTGCCGCCGGTGGTGACCACGATCGAGACCTGGTCCGACGGGCTGCCGTTCCAGCCCAGAAAATCAGAGAGGACAGAGAGCGCACCGCTCATGATGACAGGGCCTCGAAACTGGTGGGCATGAATGCCGGATGGATGGGGTCTGCGCGCCGGATCAGGTCGGGCGCGCGGGAGCCGTTGGCGTAGAGCTGCTGGGCCAGCACCAGTGCGGGCAGGGGGGCATTGCGGGTAACGGTGACCACGTCGGGCAGGCGGGCACCGCGATCCGCCAGGTCCTGCAGCACCTGTGCACGCAGGGCGCGCAGGGCCTGAAAACTGGCGTCGTTGCCGTTGTCGGCCGCCGTGGTGGCCTCATCATCCAGCAGCGTGCCTAGCTTCAGGCGCATGGCCTGCGCATCCTCGGCCGATGAGGGCTGCCAGTCGCCACAGGCGCGCGACAGGGAGAGCAGAGCGGCCTGCCGGCACAGCGTTGCGGTGGCGGTCTGTGCCGTTGCAATCGCGCCCCCGATCGGTGCGCTGGAGGCCAGCACGGTGGCGGCGCAGGATGCCAGCGGGGTCAGGACCGCGATCTGCCCCGCCGGATCCGCCACGGCACTGCGGACCGATTCCGGCACGGCAAGGATGGCGGTGGCCAGCGCGGTTGCATCCGCCGCATCCGCCAGCCCGGCCACGTTGGCGCTGATGATCTGCCCGTTCGTGGTCAGGTCCTGCAGCACGCTGTCCTCGGTGGCCGAGGGATCGACGGTGGCGCCATTGCCGCCCACATACCGGCCCAGATTGCCCGGCAGCACGGCGAGCGCTGCAGAAAACGCACCGGGCGAACGGATGGCCGTGACTGCCCCCGCGCCCCAGCTGCTGGCCACACCGCGCCCGGCGGCCAGCACGGATGCGCCGTAGCTGTAGGGCGTGAGCGTGTTGCTGCCGTAATCGGACGCGGCCGACGCGCCGAATGCCACGGCGGCCACGCCGATCGCGGCATCGAGCGCCAGCGTGATGACGGAGCCGAGCAGGTCCTGGCTTTCCACCAGTTCCATCTCGATATCGACGATGCGCATGACGCCGTCGCGCTCGTACCACTCGAACCGTGTGAGCGCGCACTGGCGTGCCCCGATGCTGGGGTGGACCAGCGTGCCCACGCCCTGCGCTTCTGCCGCCAGGGCCAGCAGGTCCCGCTGCGCCAGGCATTCCGGTCCGATCAGGAAGGCGCGGATGCGGTAGGAACGCGGCGCGCGCCCCAGATCCTCGGGCCATGGCTGATCGCGGTAGGGGTAGCGATGGATCTGGAAATTGCGCCCGTTGCTGCCGCCGCTGCCCACCACCACGAACGGGACGCCACGGAACGACCCCTGCAGGTATTCCTCTGCCAGGGTTGTGAGCGTGCCGGACATGGTCAGTTTCCTATGGCGGTCAGGTTGGGGTCCATGGCGCGTTGCACGGGCATCTGGCTGACGATGCGCGTGCCCGGTGTGGATTGCGTCACGCGGCCCTGGGTGCCCGGGTCTGCCTTGACATGGATGGTTGCAGATAGAGGCTGGATGCGCTGGGCTGCCGACGCAGCGCCGGCAGCTGTGCCGGACGGAACCGACATGGGTGGTGCGGAGCCATAGCGGCTGTCGCTCTGGATTGACGTCACATAATCCTGCGTTTCATGCGGGAGCACAGAGAGGTCGTGGGTCTGGGCAAACCGGGCTACGGCATCGCTGTTCGGACCTGCGTTATAAGACGCGTCGGCCACGGCATAATCACCGCCAGACCGACGCAGCAACTGCTGGTAATAGCGCGCGCTAGCGTCCAGGTTTTTGCGCCAGTCATAGCCGGGGGCGTTGACGGAATCTGCAACACCCAGCCCGCGCGCCGTAGCCGGCATAAGCTGGCCAGGACCAAAAGCACCTGCCCGGGAGACGTTGTCATACCCTCCATGCTCCTTGCGGAGCAGGGCGAGATACTGGTTCTGGTCCAGCCCGTAGCGCCGGGCCGCCGCGATGGCCTCTGCCTGCACGGGGGCAGCCAGCTGGGCAGGCCTGTAGCCTGTCGCCCGGTCAGCGAGGTCCGCGTACCAGTCAAGGCCCTGACGCGCGTATCGGCCGATCGTGCTGGCGCCGCCGGCAACCCCTCGCTCCGCCATTTCTGCCGCAGCAGCAATTTTTTTGCCGACCCAGCTATTGGCGACAAAATCGATGGCACCGCGCACCTTGTCCACAATGGGGGAGATGTAGCTCCAGGCCGAGGAAAATGCGCCCTTGATCCCATCCCACAGATCCGAGAAGAATTTACCCAGATGCCCCCAGTGGTTGATGATCATGGCGGGAACGGGGAACAGGGTTTCCGTCAGGGTGCGTACATACCCGGTATTGTTCTGGAATATGCCCTTGAGGCCGTTCCACATATCGGAGAATTTTTTGCTGACCGTGCTCCAGTGCGCCCACAGTTCGTAACCCGCGACTCCCAGTCCCGCGATTGCCGCGACGGCAAGGGCCACGGGCCACGTGATGGCCGTGACAGCCCCGGCGATGGTGATCATGGCCGTGGCGACTGAGGCGAGGCCCGCCAGCACTGGCATGGAATACAGGGCGCCGATGGCGATCAGCGCATCGCGCCCGGCAGCCTTCCAGCCACCAAGGCGGTCCACCACCCCAAGGACAGCTTTCTGGATGCCGGTGATATCGCCCCGGATCCGGTCCCAGCCGCCAGCGCGCAGCCAGGTCACGAACTGCCGGACATATTCCCCGATATCCTGCGCGATCCATGCACGGTTTGCATCGATCAGCCCGGTAACGAACTCGGTCAGCTTCTGGACACCGGGGGCTGCGGCTTCCGAAAGGCTGTTCCCGAAGTCCTCGACCGACTCACCAAGGGCGGTCTGCGACCGGCGCAGGCTGTTGGCTGCGTCCACGCTGGCCTGCGTCATGTGACTGTAACGCCTGGCCTGATCGAGGGTCTGCTGCCATTCCTTATTGGTCTGCTGGAATATCGGCATCAGGCCCTGTGCCGCGCCGCCAAACAGGGACGTGGCGGCAACGGCCTGTGCCGCCGGGTCGCGGATGTCACGTAGCCGCGCGGCCACGCGCTGGAAAAGCTTGTCCGGGCTAAGGGTCTGCAGCTCCTTCATGGACACGCCGACCGCCCTGAACTGGGCGGCTGCGGCCGGGTCCTGATTATGGGTTGCGGCCCAGCGCGTCTGGGAGAGTTGCTGCAGCGCGCCGGTCATGGACTCAGCCGAGCCGCCCGCCAGCTTCGCTGCATTCTGCATGGCCTGCAGTTTCTGCGGCGCCATGCCCATGGTGCGCGACGTGGTGCGCAGGTCGGTGCCGACCTGTGCCCACGCGCTGGCAAGGCGGTAGACGCCCGCCACGCTGGCGGCACCCGTCAGCGTGCCCAGAACAGGGACAATCTGGCCCAGCGACTGGAATGCACCCAAGGAAGACCTGCTAACACCGACAATGCCATTATTCAGGCGGGACAGGCCTGACAGGCTGGCGAAGCGACCAAAGGCCGCCTGCACGCGGCGGACGGGAGCCTGCATGCGGGCGATGCGGGTATTGATCCGCTCGATCGTCTGGCTGGCCCGGTCGGCCGCGCTGATGACAACCTTAACGCCTGCGTTTGGCACGTTCGGCCTCCCGTTTCTGTTCCGCCGCGATCTGGCTGGCGGTCTCGATCGCGTCGACCATGTCGGTGCCGGTCAGCGTTTCCACGTCATGGCGTGACCAGCCGGTGAAGAACCGGCACAGGTCCGCGCCTAGACGTTCCCAGTTGCCGGGCCAGAAAGAAAAAAACCGGTCAGGTAGTCGGCAGCTTTCGCAAACCTGCTGATCGGCATCTTGAGGACGGCGGCCTTGGGCCATCCGCTGACCGCCTCGACCAGGGCGATTTCCGCCTGCAGGAAAGCTTCCGGTGTGCCCTTGGCTTCCGCCGCTTTCATGATCCGCCGTTCGCGCACTGTGGGTTCACGCAGCGCCATATCGCTGAATGTGCGGCCGGTGGCCTCGATCGGGTCGGGGAAAATTAAAGAGAAGGATGGGGAGGTATCCGGTTCCTCATCCGGCCTGCGCCGCGCGTCCTCCTCGAACCCTGTGACGAACACGACAGCGCGGTCGAGGATGGTGGAGGGCAGTTCGATGATGGCCCGCTCCGGCACGCCGGTGATGCGCGCGACCAGTCCGATCTGGGAATTGTAGACCGTCTCCGGCGTGAGCTGGCGCCCGATGGCCTGCGCCGCGCATAGTATATGGTACACGTTGGGTTCATGCAGCCGCAGTTCCTCGAACGTGCCGGCCTTTTTCACCTCAAGCGGTGGGTCCAGATCGATGACGAGGACGCGGTCCCCGTCATCTTCCTGTTCCACTTCCTCGCCTGCGGGGATCATGATGGCCATGACTTCTTCATCGGTGGGCTGTCTGTGGTGATGGCTCACGAAACGATATCCTCGGTCACGGTGTCACTTTCGACATGGAGTTCGAACGTGCCTTCCTGCGTGTTGACGGCGATGTTCTCGGTCTGCCAGCCGGTGTTGCAGGTGATGACCTTGCCGTTGGCGCAGACCATCACAAGGGTCAGGTCGGACGCGCCCTGAAAGCTGCTGACCGGGTAATCCCGGCGGTCACGGCAGGTGGCGCTGATGAAGCCCTGACCGGGCATCTGGGTGAAACCCTCGACGGCAGACTGGCCCTTGGCAGTTTCGTTAACGGGACCAGAGGCCTGCCACTGGCCTTCGCCCACGATATTGAACGGGATGCCGTTGATGGTGAGGGTCGCGGTGCCGCCAAGCGGCCCGCGATAGACGGTTCCGGACATGGCGGCTCCTTACGATTTCACGAACTGGCAGTTGCCAGCGATGACCCACAGCTGGTTGGCGAAGTCATAGGGCATGAGCAGGAAGACCTGCCCGCCACCCTGGTTCTGCGCCTGCAGGTTGGCGGCGAAGGTCTCGGCGTTCTGTGCCCAGAGCTGCGTGCACTGCCAGCGGTAGCGCGAGGCGCACGCCTTGCCGATCAACTGGGCCGTGGTCGCTTTGGCGCCCGCCGGGATCTTGGTCCCGTCCGCCACCAGGATGCAGCCACCGAACTGGGAGGCCAGATAGATGCGCATGTCCTGCAGGCAGATCATGGCGGTCATCAGCGTCTCGATGTCGAGGTAGCTGTTATCGGGCACGCCCTCGGCATTTTCCTGATAGGTGGTGACCAGGCGCTCGATGTTGACCGTGCCGCTGTCATCCACCGTGAAGGTGGAGATACCGTCCCACAGCAGGCTGTTGCGCTGGGCCAGCGTGAAGCGCCCGGCATCGGTGGGCGGCATGACGGTCAGGGCCACGCCCGTGACCGGCAGGGCCGGGTTGGTGCGCAGGCTGGCTGCTACCAGTGCGCCAACCTGTGCCGCCCAGACCATCGGGCTGGACGGGCTGTCAGACACCGGCATGACCGTAGTGTGCGGGTCGTTCTGGGTCAGGCCGAACGTGGTGGCCTGCCCATACGTGCCCCGGTAGGCGGTGATGCCATGGCCATAGAGCTGGTTCATCGGTGCCCACCGGCCATCGGTGTTGTTGAACAGCGTCTTGAACGCCGTCAGGCTGGCCGTGTCGGTGTAGGGATGGATGAACAGGTCGTACACACGGTCACCCAGCGTGGCCAGCGCGGTGGCCAGCGTAGTGGGGTTCTGCGTGCCACCCGTCATCTGGCCCAGCGTGACCGACACGCCCGTGGGCAGGGACTGCCCGCCAGCGGTGCCCAGCAGGTCCACGCCCAGCAGGATATCGTTGCCGCACAGGCCCTTGTTCAGCGCCGTGACGTCGATCTGCCCCGCCGTGGTGGCGTCCACCGCCAGCGAGACGGGCAGGCCGGTGACGGCGGCGGCAGCGGTGATGACATTCTCGGCAATCACGTCAGCCGTATCGCCCGCCGTGACCAGCGTGGGGATCAGCTGGCCACCGACATACAGGCACAGCGTGCCGGACTCGGATGCCGGGCCTGCGATGGCAAAGGAACCCTTGGCCGCCACGGACGCGGCATCATCGGCCAGCGGCAGCACCCAGACCTCGCCCAGCGGGTCGAGGGCAAAATACTGCGCCACCATGATCGCGGCCTGCGATCCGACACCATACAGGCCCTGCGCATCGGAGATGCCTGCCGACAGGCGTGCGGTGCCCGCAAGGGCAGCACCCGTCGTGGTCTGCGCGATGATCAGGACACGGCGGCCGTAGGAGGCCGTATTCGCCTTGGAATTGTCCAGGGCAAAATAAAAGCCGGGCACCCGGTTGTTGGTCGGGTAGCCCGGCACCGTGATGGAGCCGCTCATGCGTGGGCCTCGGCGGGTTCAGGGATGGCCGCCGCGCCACCGGACAGGTGCGCGGGCGAAGGAGAGGGCGAAACAGGTGCGGCCGATGCGGCGGGCGGCGTGGCCTTCACCACGTCGCCATTGTGCAGGCACAGCAGCCAGAAGCCCGTGTCGGGCACGGTTTCACCCGCAGCCTTGAGCAGCCGCATGGTGCCGGGCCACCGCACATTGCGGCCCGGGGCGGGTTTTACAAACATGTGGGGGACCTCAGTTGAGGGTGAACGGCACCTGCATGCCGGCAAGATCGGCATTGCCATTTGCCTGCATCTGGCCGGTGATCTCGGTCAGCGGCGTGCCGGGCGGGGGGAAGTATTCGATGTATTCCAGACCGAACAGCATCCGGACCTCGCCGGTATGTTCGCGGGTTTCGCTGTTGACGATCAGCTCGGTATTCAGCGAAGTGACCTGGGTGATCATCGCCTGCAGATCCACATCGAGCATGATGGCCAGTTCGATCTGTTCCGCCAGCTGGTCCAGATCCGTGGCGACCTGTTCAGGGGACGTACCGCACAGCTGACCACGGATGGCCAGCGTGGTGACCCGCGTGAAGCCAGGCTGGTTGCGACCGGTCGTGGTGCCCTGATCACGCGGGGCGGTGACGAGGATGGCAGGCAGTTTTGCGATCGGCAGCGGCAGGCTGCGGTTGACCAGCACATTCGCGCCAACCAGCGTCTTGGCAGCGATCAGCGCCTGCACGGCTGCATCGCGCAGCTGCACGCGGTAAAGCGTCATGTCGTATTGATGTCCACAAGGTTCAGTTCCAGACACGCACCGCCGTGACTGTCCGGCTGGACCTCGCGGATACTGTATGTCTGGCCATTAATGACGAACTCGTCGCCCTGGGCAGGGGGCACCGGGAAGTCCGACAGCCTGACCCCGAGACGGGGCAGGCTGGTGGTGATGTCCACGGGTGTCGCACCGGGGAAATCCCCCAGCGGATCCTGCCCCCTGAAACCATCATCGAATATGCCGTTGACGGTTACCGGATCAGACAGGGACTGGGACTGCCACTGGTAGGGATTGGCGAAAGCCTCCAGGCACGGCCCGAGGACAAGCAGCCCGAAATCGATGCTCACGCAGCCGGGGGCGTGAAGCCCTGCTGCATCGATGCAGGCGGCGGCGTCATGACGGGCGCGGGCGGCAGCGGCGCATTCTTGACCCGGTCAGCAATGCCGGCGGAAACGGTCGCGGCGTTTTCACGCGGATCATTGGCGAAACGGGCGATGCCGCGCCCCTTCCAGAACGCGGCCGTCTCAAGGGCGACCTTGAGGCGGGTACCGATCGGGTAAGGGGCCTTGCCCGCTTCGGGATAAACCGGGATCAGGGTGACAACCTCAATCCCGTCGGTCTTCTTTGTGTCAGCCATCTGTCAGCCTCACAGGGTCGGGGAAGGAACGTCAGCGCCGGCAGCCATGACGGTGGCCGCCATGCAGGCGTTGACTCGCGACGGGATGACAAGGGGAGCCGACTGCATCAGCAGGTTGATGGTCGCCGGGTTTTCCTTGTACCAGAGCTTGGGAGCGTAGGCGAGCGGGCCATAATTGAAGGCCGGGTCCATGATCAGGCCATAGGCGCGCGTGCCTTCCACACCGGGACCGCCAAGGATGACGGTGCCATCCGCGATCATCGGTTCCTCGACATCCGTTACCGGATCGACGTACCAGTCGTTGTAAAGGTAGAGGTCGAACTGACCCCAGCGGCCCATATACATGGCCCCCTTCACGACGCGGCCACCCAGATCTGCGCTGGAATCACCGGTGCGGCCGGGCCACACGATGGCGTTCAGCACCTTCGGGTCGTTCTTGAACGCGTTCCAGGTGGAATTCGTGAAGATGACCTCGGTGGGCGCAGCACCTGATTTCTGCAGGACCAGCGCAGCCCAGGCGGTGATGTAGTCCGACGGGTAAACGCCGGTCTGCCCCCACTGCGCGGTGCCGGTCAGGGCCACGGTCAGGGCCGGGTCACGCTGGAAATCCACCACGATCGGATCGGGATAGCCTTCGCCGACGACGGTGATCTTGCCGCTGACCAGCGCATTGGCTGCCATCCATTCCTGCCGGCGCAGGATCATGTCCACCTGGTCGGCCATTTCCCATGCGAGGTTGGCTTCCAGCCGTTCCGCCGGCGACATGCCGCCCATCAGGCGCTCGCCGATCGCGCGCCGCACGGGCTTGAGCAGGTCGGGGTTACGCCAGTCCTTGATATAGGCTGGTTTGAACAGGTTGGTCTGCCACTGGCGGCTTTCCACCAGCTGACCTTCGACCAGCGGGGAGCAGAAGGGGGCCAGACGCCGCTTACCGACATCGACGTCGATCGCGACTTCCGGGGCATCCGATTCCACCATGTTGGGGAACATGTGGTCGAGCAGGAAGCTCTGCGCCGTCTTGAGGTTGCGCACGAAATAGACCAGCTCGGCGATATCGTACGCGCCAAGCATGGCGTTCAGCGACTGCTGAACGCCGGCATTACCGGTAACAGAACCTACCACGGTGTAATCCTTGATTTCTATGGAAGAGCGAACGATCAGACGATGTCGTTCGAGAGGCCCGTCTTGATGAAGATGGCCCACTGGCGCAGCGCCTGCGTCAGGGTGTCGAGGGTCCAGCTCGCGTCATACGTCATGTAATTCGAGTTGAACTCGCCCATCTCGTAGATGGCCCCGGTCTGGGTCGCGCCCGCCGCCGTTTCCACGGCATCGACCACGATACCGCAGGGCGTCTCACTGCCATCGGTGGCGGTCGCCACGGACAGGATATACTGGCCCGTCGCCGTTACGCGGCCGACGACCGCGCCGCGCGGCAGGGTCTGGCTGGCACCGAACGTTACGGTACGCGTGACCAGCTTCATGTTGCCCGCGACAAGCTGGTCAGGGACAAACAGGGTCGAGCGGGCCTGCGGATAGAAGCCGTAGCTATTGAGGGAACCGGACATCAGCCGTTCTCCTTATCGATCGCCGCGCACATGGCGCAGGGACGCGCCAAGGCGTGCGCCGGGGCGGTTCTGGTTTTCCGATGCGTCCTGCATGGCGGGTGCCACGGCATTGCCGCGCATGCGGCTGCGCAGGGACGGTTCACGCTGCACGGTTGCCTGCGGCGCAGGCGCGGGCATCGATGCGACGGTGGCGTCGAGGATGCCGATGGCCTTGCTGCGGGGCAGGTTCGTGCCGAACGCCAGTTCAGCGGCGGCGGCCGGGTTCACGGCAGCGGACGGGGACATGAAGATCGCGGCGCAGCGGCCACGCTCACGCGCGCGGGCGGATGCCTTGGCATCGTCCTTCTCGTCTTCCTTGTCGCTGTCATCGTCGCCTTCCTCGGCGGACGTGTCTTCGCTGTCGGTGTTGTCGGCCTTCTTGCTGGCTTTCTTGCCTGCCTTCTTGCCGTCGGTGCCCTCTTCGTCCTCGGGGTCTTCGTTGGGGTCGTCACCTTCGGCCTTCTTGCCGTTGGTGGTCGTCTTATTGTCGTCTTTGTCGTCACCCTCGGCACGGGGCTTGAGGTGTGCAAATGCGCTGGCGCCGGGTTTGCGCGGTGCGGACATGTAATGGCTCCAGAAGGGAGAGATCAGCCGATCGTGTCGAGCAGTTCGCGGAATGCCGCCTCTGCCCCCATCACGGCATCGGCCAGGCCGGCATCGATGCCGCGCTGGCCGAGGAAGGTTCCGGCCTGTGTGGCGCGCACACGGTCGGCCGGAATGTCGCGGTTGCGTGCAACCGTGGCGACGAACAGTTCACCCATCGCATCGATGTCGGCCTGAAACCGTTTGGCGGCCTCTTCCGACATGGTGGTCGTGGGATAGGAATCTGTTTTCTGGTCGCCGAACTGGAAGGTCGTGACCTTGATGCCGGCCTGTTCCAGCGCGCCGGTGATGTCGACATGCATGCCGACGACACCGATCGAGCCGACCCCGCCCGTGCGCGGCACGATGATCGTGTCGGCCGAACTGGCGAGGGCATAGGCGGCGGAATAGGCGCTTTCGTTTACGATCGCGACGATGGGCTTTGCCCCGCGTCCTTCGTAAATGCGGTCGGCCAGATCGAAGCATCCGGCGACCGTTCCGCCGGGGCTGTCGACCAGGAGGACAGTGGCCTTGATGGATGGCTCATCGATGGCCTGCTGGAAGGCGACATTGATGTCCTCGTAGAACGTCGCCCCGCTCCACCACCAGCCGGGGCTTTCACCCGGCAGCAGCACGCCGGAAACGGGGATGATGGCCACATCGGAAATCACCGTGCCCAGCACGGGGTCACGGTCCGCCTTTTCCTGAATGGGGCCGAACATGGCCATATCGTCCGAACCATGCGCCAGCAGGTGCCGCACGACCTCCATGCGGTCAGGCGTGAGGGCGAGCGGGCGGCCCAGCATCCGCTGGGCAAGCGCGAGGCTCTTCATTCTGCTTCCGGTTTCCTGTCGGTTTTCGATGCAAGGTTCTGCCCGGCCCATTCCGGGGTAGGCAGGTTGCGATCCTTGAACGCCTGCACTTCGATGGCCCGCTGATCGAGGGTTTCCTCCCAATCCGCGCCCTCGTTCTCCGCGCATTCGGTCTCAAGGGTGGAGAGGCCGGCATCCATGCCCAGCACGGCGCCCTGTTTCTCCGCTACCGGATCGATCCAGCCACGGCCGGGGCCAAGCCAGATGGCACGGGCATAGGCCGCGCGCGCCTGAATGAACGGGGGCGCACCGCGCGGAAGAGGCAGGGCATCTTCTTCCATGGACTCTTCCAGCCAGGCCAGGCGGATCAGGGTCGGAAAGCCGATGCTGAAATCATCGCGCCGACGCTTCATGGTCTTCCATGCTTCCAGCAGCGATCCACGGGCGGACGAATAGTTCACGTCCGACCAGTCATTGCTGACCTGCATGGGCGAGAGGCCCGCGCCACTGGCGACGTTGTTCAGCACCGCGCGCTCGAAGTCACGGAAGTTGCTGGCTGGCCGCGCTGCCGAGACGGTGTTGATCTTCTCGCCCGGGAACAGGATCGGCATGCGGGATCCCGCAAGCGAAATGTTCCGATGCTGGTGGAAGGCGATGCGCTGGTCCTGATAATAGGCAAGCTGCTCGTCGCCACCTTCCAGACCCTCGGCCGTCATGGCGGGATCGAACGGGCTTTCGATGTAGGCTGCGAACGTCGCGTTGATGATCGCGGCGTCCAGTTCGGTCCCGTCGTATTTGATCAGCATTTTCAGGCGCTGCAGGACGGGCGTCAGGATGCCGGCACCGCCGCGATGCTGGGAGCCGCGATGATGCTCGAACATATGCACGACGTTGGGTCGGCCCCAGCTGGTCTCCCGCTCGTAGCGGTCCCATGTGACCGTATCGGCGGCGCTGTACCAGTCCGCCTGATGGGCCTTGCGGATCCAGTAGGCTACGGGTGCGCCACTGTTGGGATCGATCTCCACCCCGTTGCGCAGGTTCTTCAGGTCGAAGGTCTGCTGCGGGTTGCTCAGGCGGTCCGGATCGATGATCTGGACGGTCGTGGCATATTGCGCGGCGCCAAGGCCGACGCGGTCCTCCATCCACGGCAGCAGTGCCAGGGCATCGCCATCCACGATCAGGTGGCGGAAGGCCAGATGCATCTGCTGGCCAAATGTCAGCATGCGCTCGGTGTCGTTGTAGCGCAGTGGGTCGTCTGCCCATGTGCGCCAGTGGGCGTCCACGGCCTGCGCATACTCTTTGGCCCAGACCGCATCGAAAGCGGTGTTTCCGCTCAGGCGGGCAAGGGCACGGTAATCAGGCTTCGATATGGGGCGAAGCTTGACGCCGATGGCATTGTCCAGTGTCCGTGTAACAGCCCCGGATGCCCAGCCGTCATTGCGGACCAGGTCACGCACGCGACTGACGATTCGGTCACGATACGGGCTTAATTCCGTATCGGCAGACCAAAGCGGCGGCTGCCATCCCTGCATGCGCTGGCCATATATGTCAGCCGCGTCATATGGTGTGCCGAAAGGAGAGGTCAGTGCGTTTAGGATACGCCTGCCGGGGCCGGATTTTGGAACCAGAGGCGATGCCATCCTGCGGATGAAATCACCGACACCCATCAGAATACGGGCCTCAGTGCCCTACGGCGCACACCGGGGATGCCCAGTTGGCGCTGCAGTTGCTGGATCAGCATGGTCAGATTGGAGATGGAGGCCTGATTGTAGGTGACAGACCGGCTGCCATCGCCCTGTGCGTAGCTGACCGACACCACCTTCTGACCGGACTGGAGGGCGATGAGGGTCTGCTGCGCGGTGCTCAGTGCCGTCTGCAGCTGGGCCTGCGACATGCCTGCCAGAATGCTGGTCGCAGGATTGTAGGTGGCCTGCGGCAGGAAGGGATAGGGACTGCCCATCATAAAGGGGCATCTCCTTTTTGACCGGATCAGGGCAGGCGTTCCGCCCATGATCGTTTGCGTTTGGATCCGTCAGTTGACTGCGGATCCCGGCGCGTGACGGTGAGCGACTGGACCGCCATGCCGTCATGCAGCGGGCTGCCGTCCTCCTGCACCGGTTCGGCAGGTGGTGGCGGCGGGTGCTCGACTTTCTCGGCCGCGATGTCATCGGCCTTTTTGTTCAGCCGCAGGCCGAGATACAGGAGGCCGCACAGGGCAGCGTAGCTGTAGACCGCAAGGTCGAGTGCCTCGTTCGCACGGCCGGGTATCTTCTCCCAGACGCGGCATGTCTGGCCGCCCTTGGTCTTCCGGACAGACCGTTCCGCCACCAGCTGCGCGAAGTAGTTGATGTCGCGGTCAGCCGGGAAATGCATGTAGCCAGGCGAGGGCTCATCGGGTTCCGGCTGGGGCAGGTGCAGGCGGCTGCGGATTACGTCCTTTGCCGCGTTGACCCCGATGATGACAGGGCGGAAAGCCGCCTTGTTGCGCGCGCTTGGGCGCTTTGTCGGCCAGACGGGGGATCTGGCCCCGCCACGCGCCGCCTCCCCCTTCACGGCCCATATCTTGCGGCCCAGGCGGGCACGGCAGAACTCATAGACCTTCTGCGTATGATGGCCGCCTGAATCGATGCAGGCAGCTGCCAGGGTGAACGGGCGGCCATCGGCGCGATACCACTGCCGCTTGAGAACCGCATCCACCCGTTCCCACAGTTCCGGGCCATCCGGATCGCCCTCGATCACGATATGGGCGATGGACCAGCGTTCCTCATTCCGGCCCCAGCCCACGATCTCCAGTTCGACGCGATCGTCCTGGGTGTCGCCGCCGGCTGTGAGTATGGCGACGCCATCCGGCACTTCTCCTGGCCAGGTCTCCACGCGGGCGGCCAGACTGATTTCGTTCAGGGCACCGTCGCCGCGATCCTCATAGGCTTCTCCCAGCACCAGGTTGATGAAGGTCTGGCGCTTGAGCGGATCGCTTTTGACATCCAGCCATTCCGCAACCAGCTTCGACCAACTGGCATTCGGGAACAGGGAATAACCGGCCCAGATATGGAAGGAGGCGATGCCTTTGAAAGGGGCATGCGCTACCCATTCCCCGGCATCGATCATGCCGGGCTTGTCGGCTTCCTCGATGATGCAGCCATTGTGCCGGCACACGTAATGTGCGGTTTCCGGCAGATGGTTGCCGTCCTTGTCCTTGTCCCACTTGATGCCGTAGGGCGTGTCCGGACCGCCCCATTCGAGAGGCTGCTTTTCCCCGCAATGGGGGCAGGGCACATAATAGCGCCGCTGGTCGCCGCGTTCGTAAAGATCCTCGATCCGGCTCAGGCCGGCGATGGTCGGGGTGGAGCCTGCCGCGATCTTGCGGTTCCAGAATGTCTCCGACCGCTTGGCACCCAGCGCGATCTGGTCGCCTTCGCTGCCCGCGCCGTTGACCGGGTAGCCGTCCACTTCGTCGAACAGCACGATGCGGGCCGTGATGCGACGGAAGCCGCCCGGGCTGTTTGCGCCCACCAACGTCAGCGATGACCCGTTCAGCAGGGTTTTCTTGAGCAGCGTCTGGGTAGACGAACGCGACTTGGGATCACCCGTCAGGGCTGCCAGGACGGGCGTGTCCCGCAGCATGGGAGCGATTTCGCTTTTGCTGTAGTCCTCGGCGTCCGATTCCCGTGGCTGGACCCCAAGGATCGGACAGGGGTCCTGATGCAGGTAATAGCCGATCGCATGATCAAGGATCTTGGTGTAGCCGACGCGTGCGGATTTCTTGACGTAGACCCGCTCCACAACCGGATCGGTGAAGGCATCCATGATGCCGTTCTGGTAGGCGAAGGCCTCGAACCGTCCCGTCTCGGCACTGGATTCCCGCGAGAGGACAGCATATCTGGCTGCCCACTGGCTCAGGGTCAGGCGCGGCGGCGGCTTGAGTGTCTCCCGGCGCACGCGCGCCAGTTCAGTCCGGAATAGCTGCAGCCCCCGCTCATAGAGGCTGCTGCCCGGTGATAGGATCGCCATCCGCAGTCAGTTCTTCCAGGACGCGTGTCACGAGCGTGGTCAGGCGGTCCTGCACGTCGGCCACGGTTTTGCAGCGGTGCAGGGACGGAGCTTTCTCGGCGGCCATGGCGAGCAGCTTGGTACGCACGCGGGCGTATTCCTCGCCAACGGTCTCGACCACCCTGGCGCTTTCAACGACCTTCCCAGCCTTGAGGTCGTATTCCAGCTTGCGCATCAGCGCCTTGTAGTTTTTCTCAATCCGGTTGGCTTCCTGCGTCGTGTAGGGAGCCAGTCCATTCTCGATCTGCTGACACGCTTCGTCCGGTATCAGGTCCGGCCGCAGCTCGTTGATGGGTGCAACCCCATCTGCAACCTGCAACCCGGGTTGCACCTCTGGTTGCAGGTCAGGTTGCAGGTCCGTGCGCTCGGCGAGCCATTCCTCGAACGACGCGACATCCACGCGTGAGCCGTCGGAAACAATCCTGCCAGACTCAAGATGTTTCTTGATTGCCTGACGTGTTACGCCTGCGCGGCGTGCGGCCTCACTCTGGCTGATCGAGGATTTTTTCACGGAAAGTGCAACTGCAACTGCAACCTGAAAATTTTATCTCAGCTAGAGATCGTACGGGCTCGCGCAACCCCGCGATGCGAAAAGTCGCAGGAAGGACCCAAGGCATTCCCTAAGCGGGGAGGGCGACCCTCCCGTGCATCAGGGCTGCCCGTAGGTCAGCGGGCCGTGCGGATGGTTTTCAGGATCGCCGCCTCGATGGCCTTCGGGCCTTCACGCTGGACCATCTCCACCGCGCGCTGCTCGAAGTCGAGATGCTTGTCCACTGCCTTGTTCGGCCTGAACATGTAGAGCAGTTTCAGGCGCGTCGTTCCCTTGGTGCCACGTGAGCCATCACGACGTGTCCCGCGTGTCGGGCGTTGCCAGATGCCACGAATGCCACGGACGGTGCCCGCGAACACGTCAGGGCGTGCCAGCAGCCGTTTGATCAGTCCGCGTGGGATCTGGCCGTATGCGTCTGTTCTGCCATCCACTGGCACCAGAAGGTCACCGGTGCCATCCCTTGCGCCGACCCAGTGGTCGCCCCCGGTTTCATATGGCGTCAGGTATTTCGCCTGCTGGTCCCGCAGCGACACGACCGCGGTCGGATCGCTTTTCGTCGCCTTGTCCACCTGCGTGGCGCGTGTGGTGAACGGGCGCGGGTGATCGAAGATTTCCGACATCGCGCTGTTCTCCAGCCGCATCGCATCGAAGGCCAGGCTGTTTACGGCAGTGGACGTCGCATACGGGATCTGCTTCTGCATGTCTGACAGATCACGCTGGATGCGTGACGTATCCAGCGTGATGCTGAAATCACCCATGGTCAGAAGTCGCAGCCACCGCTATCGAACCCGCCGCTGCTGCCGCCGCAGTCAAAGCCACCACCGCTATCGCCGCCACCGCTGCTGTAGTCGAAACCACCGCCACTGGATCCGGCGTCGCTACCACTGCCTGAGAATGGATCAGGAGCGGGAGCCGGCGCCGGGGTGCTGACGTCGCGTTCAATGACCGTGTCATGGTCGCGACCGCCTATCATCGACCCGGCGATACCGCCCAAGAGCGCACCTTCGACAAAGTCAGATCCGCCCGAACGACCGGAACCGGTATTGACGATGACGGGGGATGCGGGGGTACTGCCATTGTAGACCGGGGCGCGATCACGCCGCGCACGCCGTCCAAACGGGTCAGAAGGATCGCCATAGGTGCGATCCCCGAGACGACTACCATCGGATGCAATGCAGCTTGCGAAAGCAGCCTTGGGGCTTGCGCCGCTCGTCTCGGCTTTTTGTCGGGTATCGGCGGCAACGGCCCGGGCAATCTGGTCATCATGTCCGCGCCGGATCCGCTCCATCTGTTCTTCATGCCGCTGATCGATCTGCATCTTGATCAGCTTGGCACGCCGATCCGACCAGGACAGCCATACAAACATGGCAACGATGACGACAATGAACAGCAGGCACACGAACATGAAGCCCGTGCTGATGTGCACATGGTGCGTGGGGTGCATAAGGGTTTCCCGAAATGGATAGGGTCAGACGGAAGAGATCAGCAGCTCGGCCGCCGACTTCTTTTTCAGCCCGACCGAATAGGTGGTCATGACTTCCTCGATCTGGAAACGGCCGAAAATCTCTCGGATTTCAGGCACGTCATTGATCGACATGATGAAGCGGCCTTTTAGGCTACCCAGCAGGTCAGCGATCCGACCAAAGTCGTCAGGCGAAAAAACGCTCTTCCCGTAATCGTCCTCACATCCCCAGTAAGGCGGATCGAGGTAAAACAGCGTCCGCGGCCGGTCGTATTTGGTGATCAGGGCGCGCCCTATGCCATGGCGTGCCTGCCTACCGAATCCATCATTTGCGTGAACCCGTCAAGAACGGGTTGTCAGGCGCGCGCGATATCCAGCGGCACCTGCCGGAAATCATCTTCCGGCCGGTCGCGCTCATGGAAGCGGATGTATGCCTTGGTCGCATCGATGCGGATGCTGTCGGAAATGGCCTGCATCGCGCGCAGCCATTCCTCATCATCGATATTGAGGCGGCGAAGGCTGAGGATCTTGTCCGTGCGGATCTTGCCCTCTTTGCCGACCTCGAACGCATCCGTGACAATGACGCGCAGGTTCTCGTCAGCACCCTTGGACCAACGTCCCAGACAGCTGTCGATCAGCGATTTCGCGGCCTGCAGTTCCGGGCCAAACGAAATGGAATCGCCCATCGCGATGGTGAGCTTCTTCAGGCCATCGTAGCTGGTCAGCGTGATGTTGCCCTTCTGGCCGCCATATGTGGTGCCATACTTCTCGGCAATGAGCGCCAGGACGGTGCGAATGTCCTCGAACGCCTTTAAACGAAACCCACTGAGAGCCTTGCGCAGATCAGCCGCGCCGCCGAACAGTTCGCGCACCAGCTCGTCCACCATCAGATGTTCGGGCTTAACCTTGTCGCGCGGTACGAGGCGGCCAGCGGAATCCTGCATGTAGCCTTCGGGCACCATCACGCGGCCTCCCGCTGCGCACGCCGCATGTTGGCCGCGCATTCCGCTGCGCGATCGCTGGCCCAGATCTTCACGCCGGGGCGACGGTCACGACCCGCAATACGACGATAATGCGCGGCGGCACGCTGCCAGACAGTGACATCGGTTGCGGGCTGGCGCGGCTTGCGGCTCGGCTTCATGAGGCTTCCTTGCTTCACGGGTGAGGGGACTGGCGCGCGTGGCGCTACAGGTCCAGAAACTTTCCAGCGCCCGCGCCTTCGCGTGCGTGGCTGTATCGTGTCGTGGTCGCCAGCGATGTGTGGCCCAGCTGCTGCTGCACCACATGCGCCGGTGCGCCGTTGTCCTGCATGTGGCTGGCGTACGCGTGGCGCAGCCAGTGCGCGGAAACCTGCTCTGGCAGGCCCGCGCGCTTCGCGGCCCGCTTAACGGAGCGGTGGACCGCATCGACGCTAAGCGGACCGCCATCGTGGCCGGGGACCATCGGCGCTTCTGGCCGACTATCAACACGCAGCGCCACGATCTCCTTCCACACCTTGGCGGGGATCTCGACGGTTCTGTTCTTACCGCCCTTGCCAAACACATGGGCAACGCCGCCCTGCTGGCGGCGCTTGAGGTCTTTCCACCGCACCGCGCACAGCTCGGAAATGCGCAGGCCGGTGGCATACAGGACGCGCAGCATGACCCGCCTGCGCGGGTCGGTTTCCCCATCAATGAGGGCGCGCACCTGTTCCTGCGTAAGGATGCGCTCATGCAGGCTGTCGCGCCCTTTCGGGATGCGGACGGCAGGCCCAACGTCACGCGGCAGCATTTCCATGGCCGCGCCGTAGGACAGCAGCGACTTGACGGCCATCAGCTTCCGCCGCCGTGTCGCATCCGCTCCCGTCAGGCTGTCGAACCAGTTCTGCAGGTCGGGCGCGGTCACTTCCGGCAGGGTCTTGCCCACATGCGCAAGGAAGGCGCGGACATCGCTTTCATAGGCCCGGCGGGTGTTCTCGCCACGGTTATGGAGCCACGTCTTGATCAGCAGATTGTCGGCCGAGTTCTGAGGGGCTTTTTGGGCCTCATCAGTGGGCGGCATGGCGCGGTCTCCGCTAACCATATGATTTTATTATATAACAGGGTGGTTCTACCCCCCTGAAATCCGCAAGATAACTGGTGTTATCTTGCGGCTATCCGCCCCCCTTATGGGGTTATCTTGCGGATGCCCGATCTGCTGCTGCCAGATAACTCTGGGTTATTCTTGCGGCTATCGGGCGCGCCATACGGCGATGCACAGCATAGGCTGCGCAGTGATCCAGCCAGAAAGAATGAGTAAATCGAAGAAACGGACGATCGGAATTGCATTCAACGTATGTATGAAATCGATCATCTACTTCTCCAGATGACATATATGGAAGCTGTTACATTCAGCATAACACGACACAGTTTTGTCTCATTTGAGTCGCTTACCGATTCCGATATCCCGTTGTAGATTTTCAATGCACTTTACATGAAAGGATGAAATTGATGTCTGATGCCGATGACGAACTGACAAAGGAAATTCTTGCTGCCAGTCGGGAGGCCCCCATTGTTTTCACGGATCACGTTCCGCATTTCGGCCATGCCGGGAATATTGTTGCCGTGACGCTGTCCGCAGGAAAGCCCAACCGTGGGGGGCTGGCCGCCTATCCCGTGGCACATCTCAGGATGCCGGTTCCTACCGCAAAACTTCTGATTGATTCCCTTCAAAAGGCGCTGGCAATGATGGAGAAAGAGAATCGATCAGTTAACTGACTACGACCAACAGCCTATTCGCGTTATCCTAGCGAAGGCGCACCAACGCGCCGCCCCCGGCTACCCATCATCGGGCCAAAAGCCAGCGTCGACTTGACTAGTCCGGCCGGCAGGCGCTCGGTCTGCCGCGCAGCAGCTTCCCGCCGCATCGCGCTGATCACTGCCTGCATCGTGGGAACGCACACCTGTCCAACGCGCGTCTGACTGGTGGCATCGACCCAGCGCCACTGGCCGCAATGAATGATCGCATCCCGAAGGGAGATCGAGGCCTCCCAGCCCATTGGCACGACATCGGCACGATGGAGCGGGCTGGCCCCGCATACCACCGGCACGACCAGGGCGCGCATATCCACCACGGTCACGACAATGCCGCGCGCGTTCCCACGCACGACAACGTCGCCGCGCGTCAGCATCGGCGGCTGTGATTTCATCAGATGACTCGATTATGGGGGATGCCCGAGCGGGCATAAAAAAAGCGTGGCGTCCATTCTCTGGACCCACGCATAACGATAGTTTGCCATAAATGCCTTAAAACCGTGGCATGGTCAACCCTTCCATAAAGGGCCCGGCATTCCGTCATAATGTTCGGTCAGCTGTTCCAACAGAAAGCTGACTGCACCGCTGGTATTTTTCACGTCTGCAACCAGGCGTTTCGCCATTGCGGTGATCGACAGCCCCTCAATCATAAGCAGCACCATCAGCTGCTCCCCGCGCGCCCCAATGCGCTGGCGGATATAGTCGCGGCGCGCGGCAGACCCCATGCGCCCGATCATGGCGTCATGAATATCACCCCGTTTTGCACCGCGCTCCATCTCGGGGTCGGTACCACCCAGCACACCGATCTCGTAATCGGTGGCCCAGAACTGGGCTGCACTGACCTGCCCCTCATTGATGGCCTTGGAACGCAACAGCCCATACAGCCCGGCGCACCGGCGCCAGACCTCAACAGGGCGCGATTGCTTGGTAATCTCGACATCCACCAGTGCTAGGTCGTGGTGGGCAATTCGTGTATCGGACGGCCGGAAATCAGGCCGGAAAGCAGCCTGCGCGGGCGATGCGGCCCGGCGGCGCGAAAGGGCGTTGACTGACACGCATAGCCTTTCTGTTGGTCGCAATCCTGACATGCCTGGGTCTTTGCAATGCCGCACGGGGCGGAAGCTCGGGCAGCGGCCGGGAATTGGTGACAGTATAGCCCGCAGAAAGACGCGGAACAAACCAAAAACCTAATGCGTAAAAGCCGCACCAGAACTGACCGCGACCATTTTCGCCGTGCGGCGAAAACGCCCGTCATGACCACGGGCCGGCGGCTGGCTCTGTTGCAACCGTCGCTGCGTGATGGCCAACTCCAGCCGCACCTGATCCAGCTGCTGGACCAGGGCACGGTTGGCCTGCCGCAAACTGTCAATCTCGCGCCGTGCACAGGCGAAGGGAGCCAGTAGGAAACGGAACATCAGACCACCTTTTCAGCAGGGAAGGGAACAACAGACCGGGCACGCGGCGTGCGGCGCTTGCGTGGTGGCCGCGGCACATCGGGCAGCCACATCACCATTGGCGGCCCCCGATAGCCCTTTTCAAAAACGAACCACGCATAATCCACGGATCCACCTGCCGCCGGCAGGGCGCTCCCACCCGGCGGCATGGACATCCGCACGCTGGAAACCCATAGCCGCGCAAACGGCACGCCGGGCCACCAGGCACGCCGCCGATGCGCTGCCAGAAAGCCGATGCGCAGCACCACACAGACCCGATCCCGCGCATGCTCCAGCGCGTGTTCGATAAACAGCTGCGCCTGGTTGTAGGGCGGGTTGGAAATCACACTGTCTGGCGCGTGCTGGGCAAGGCTTTCCCGGTAATCCATCGTCGTAAAGCCAGGCGCGCGCGGGCGCAGGTCAGTGCCAATCGGATACACCCCCGCCACGTCCACCAGCTGCGCCGGCACATTGCCTGCCCCACAGCACGGATCCAGCACCACGCCAGCAAACGGCCGCACCGTTGCCTCTGCCGCCACCAGCGCACGCACAGCCCAGTCTGGCTCCACGTACCAGTCATCCGCCGCGCGGGCATAGCCGGAATGAGCGTTCATGCCGCAATCGCCCGGCGCATCAGTGCGCGCATGTTCTTCCATGACCGTGAGCATGATGGCGTGGATGGCCCGAATATCGGGCAGGCTGCCCGTGGGTGGCGAAAGCACAGGTGCCCGTTGCGCGTTCGCGTGCAGACCCAGCCAAGGTTTTCAGCCCAGGCAATCATGTCACGCGTTCCCTGCCGAAACCGTATTTTCATGCCGCCCGCTCCTGCGGCCGATAAGCTTCCAGATAGGCACTGAGCCCCAGCGTGGTCGTAGGCCGTCCCAGCCGCGTAGCCTCACCAGCCCACAGCGTCTTGGCGCGCCCGTAATCACCCTCGCGCTGCATGATCGCAGCAAAAGCCCGCTGGTCATCTTCCAGGGCGGCCCGTGCCTGCCGCTCCCATTCCGGCAGACCGCGTTCCGCTGCCTGTTCGGGTAGCTGCTCGGCTATCTGCTGCTGTGCCCATGCAGCCCGCACCGGCCCGTCAAAAGCGCCAGCATGGCGGGGGAACTGGCCTTTTCCGCGCATCTCACCCGTCAGGTTGCGGGCGGCCTGCACAATAACCGGCTCCGGTATTCCCTCCTGCAGCCATTTGCGCACGATGCCGATGTGCTTGCCGATCGTGCTGCGCTCGAACCCGGCCACTTCCATCACCCGCACCACCGTCCGGTTCAGGATATCGGCCGGGATAGTGGCAGCGGGTTTCGCCGGTTCGGTTTCGCCAGATTCAGATACAGAAGAAGGAATATTATTATCTGTATCTATATCTAGGGAAACCGAAGAACCCGGATCAGAAACCGAAACCCCGGAAACCGAAAGCGAATTGGGTTTCTGGTTTCGGTTTTCGGTTTCGGCATTGGGCACCGACCGCAGCAGGGTCAGGTTGCGCTGGCGGGCAGCTTCTTCAGCTTCCAGCGCACGGCGGGCACGGGCCTGCTCCGGTGTCTCACCCTTGCGGGCACGACCGCCCATCCGGCCATTGATCCGGGCCTGATGCCCGCGCAGGGTCTCGCCTGGCGGGATCTGCCCGGCAGCCTGCGCAGCCTCAAACTGCGCGGCATTGGCAGAGCGTTCAGCGTCCCGGCGTGCCTTTTCCTGCCGCTTCTGTGCGCGCAGCAGCAGGTGGGGGCTATACAGCGCGCCCTCATCATCACGCGCGGCAAAGCCCCATTGCTCGATCACGGGCAGCGCCCGGTCCAGCACGTCTGGCTGCTCGCATATGAAGGCTGCAATCTCGGCATCCGTCAGCACATGCGCCCCGCTGCGCAGGGCCACCATGCGGCTGGCCTTGAGCGTATCCAGCAGGGAATGCGCAACACCTCGCGCCTCGGCCGGCAGGGAGCGGATCAGGCTCCAGGCGGGCACTTTGGCGGCAACAAAATCAGATAGGACGGGCAGGGCGGTCATGTCGGCTCCTGCCTTCCCGGCAGCAGCGGGCATTCCTTGCACTGGTCAGCGCATTTGCGGCGCAGGCGGCGGATCTCGTCATGGGCCTGCCCCAGCCGTTCCCGGTCGCCCACAAAATGCAGCACGATCCCCGCCATGCCATCACGCAGGGCGTAGATGCGTACCCAGATCAGGCTGACCGACGGCATCTGGCCCCGGTCATAGCGCAGGCCGAAATTGCGGCCGTACTCAATGGCGATGCCGCGCGGTATGGTCATTCGTCCGGGCATGCCTTGCCTTCCTTTACCAGGCGGAAAATCTCGTCCCGCAGTTCGTCACACTCGGCCATCAGTTTCACCAGCTCCTCCCCGCGCGGAGCAGAGGTCCCGGCAATCCACTTCTGGACGGTGCGCGGGCTGCCTTCGATGCTCTGGGCAAGGGTCTTGGCGCCGTGCCTGACACGCCCGTATTTGCGCTGCAGAACAGCGCACAGCGTGTCGCGATAGGCTGCGGCAATCATAAAACGACTCTTTTGGGTACTTTGCGCGCGAGCCTTTTCCACAAACTTCCTCCATTATTTCGATTGTTTGGAGTCGAGATAACAAAGTTTGGGAAAAGGAGGCACAATGACGTGGCGCGTGTTCCATCCATCGTGGGTGACAGACGGAACACGCGCCGCATTTCAACAGATGGAAAACCTGTCATGCTGACACTCCATCTTTTTCAATTGCGGCCCGTTCCGCAGCCGATGGCGTACGGAACACAAGCGCCGCATGCTCACCACACCACACACGATTTACGCACGCAGGCCGCCCGCAGAACGCAGGGCGCGCGCCGTGACGCACAGATCCTTCGATCCACTGGCAGGTTGCGCCCGCAGTCATGGCAATGGGTGAACGACGGGTCATCAGGCTGCCGCGCTGACCGGCGACCACGATACGCAAGGGAAGCCGTCGGCATCGTAATGCACTGCACGGATAATGAATCCCGCATCGAAGACCCTGCCGATCCGCGACGAAATGTCCTCAGCCGCAGCCTGCACGATACCGGTAACGACGAAGTCGACCGGCCCTCTGTAAATCCATTCTGCAGATGGGCTGCCATCAACGATCTCAAGGCCGACCAGACGCAAACCCAGCTTCTGAGCCGACGCCAGCCGCTTTTCGATCTCACGTTTTTCGTTTTCGACCTTGGATACAGAACCGGCATCGGCGCTGTTCTTGTCCGTTTCGCCAGCCTTGGTCACCGGTGCAGCCAGACACGATTCAGGGAAACGCGTGCCCGAGGAGGCATGAACACCGATCGCCGGCTCAGATGCACCATCAGTCGTGACCGTCTTGTCATCCATCGACGGCACTTCGCCAGTCATGATGTAATCACCGAACATAGCTGCATGCTCGATTACGTCGTCGGCATCATAATTGTAGCTGGCCGCATCGGCATGCCGGATGGCCATGGCCAGGCATGCCGCGCGCCTGTTCTGGGGATGCGTCCAGAAGTCAGATTTTTTACCCATAGGGGCGATTTCCTATCCAGAAAGTTGGGGGAAACGAGGAACGCACCGGCTCAACCGCCCATGCGGGAGCACGCGGTGCATATGTCTGGCCTGCGGGCGCACAAGCACCCTTGCGGGCCGGTCGATTGCCCGACCGGCCCGCTTGGCCCACCATGGTTGTTGCAACACACACCATGGAGGATTCGATATTGGCGATATGGGAGGCCGCTAGCGGGCGGCATGCGGATGAAGGATGGCGTGGCCGATGGGCCTGATTCTCATCCTTCTGGTGCTGTCTCTGCCCGGCATTATCGCTGCCGTGAAGGGACGCTCGTTTTTCCTGTGGCTGATCTACGGCTGGCTTCTGTTCCCGGTAGCCATGATCCACGTCCTGTTCGCCAGAACGGGTGCGCAGAAGATCGTCCACGACTGGAACACGATCGAGGTCGAGCCACCCAATCCGCGCCGGCGTCGCGCCAAGCAGGAAATCACCACGGTCGAGATCCACAGGACGCGGATCATCATCGACTACAAGGATGGGGCAGGGGAGGCCACGCAACGCACGATCGTGCCGCAGAAGCTCGATTTCTACGTCAACAAGGACAACGTGGTGATCATCACCGACATCCATGCCTACTGCGAGCTGCGCAGGGCGCCGCGCCAGTTCAAATACAGCCGCATTCAGGGTGCAGCCGATGCCGAGACGGGAGAGGACATTCCCAATATCGGCAGATACCTGTGGCTGCGGCGGATTTGGGATTGATGCGGGCATCTTCAGGGTGCCCCCCGCTGGTCGCGCTGGGGATCCGATGCTGCCATAATCCCGGTACGGGCCGGTCGTGCAACCGACCGGCCCGCGTGGAACCCCATGACGACCATCACAACCACCATGGAGAACAGGCCAAATGGCTTCAATTCTTGTAAATTTGAACGTGCAGCACGCAGTAACATTGACCAAAGAAGAGCCCCAGTATTCTTCACAGCAGATTTCTCCGCAGTGTTTGGAAATGAACCTTCTCGTGACGCCCGATGGCGATAAGGAAGGCGAGGCGCTGGGGTATGTGAACGTGCAGGTGCAGGTAAATTCGCCCAAGAAGGCTTTCCCTGACCTTTCGCCAAATGAGATGAGTCAGTGGCTGATCGATGTACTGAAACGCACCCTCTGATTTCAGTAGGGCCAGACCAGCCAACGCAGCCGGTTTGGCCCCGCACGATTACAACTGTCATGCCGCCCCTCGCTGCTCAGCATGGGCACAGACCGCCCCCCACCACGGGTCGGCACGACCACGCAGATTGCGCGCGCGAGGCTCGGGTCCAAACACATCTGGCCTGATTTCATGGGGAGAAATGCCGGACATGCGAGCAATCGTCAGGACGTGCTCTGCCGGGATGCGCGACCACGAATAAATCGAGGGCATTTTAATCCCCAAACAACTCGCAACAGCGGTCGGCCCCCCTGCGGCATTCACTACTTTCCGAACGATCTCATTTCTCATGGGAGAACAATAAGCAATGCCTAGCAAAAAAAATCAATAGGCAAACGCTAGGAGACACTAGGGGCTGCCTATTGCAAATTGCTCTCATGGAAGATTGGGCAACACGACTTAAGCGTATGCGGACGGCTGTCCGACTATCTCAGGCAAAAGCCGGGAAGCAGCTTGGCATTAAGGGACCTTCTATCGCTCAGTGGGAAAGTGGCCGATCTAAGCCTGCCCTTGACCGTTTACCTGATCTGGCTGACCTTTATCAGGTTTCCCTCGAGGAACTTTGCGGCACTGATCTTGGATCGCCAGAGGCTGCTCGAAGGGCAGCGGCCGATGCGGCATCTGCCCCAGAGACAGTTAAGATAGCAGGTTGCGTGGCAGCTGCCGACCGGGTCGTGATTTACAACCAGGATGAGCTGCAAGGAGAAGGAATCAACCTGCCTTTTCGTGGCTATCAAGGTTACGTTTTACGAGTTACCGGCGAGTCTATGGTTCCCCGTTACAAACCCAATGAACTGGTGGGGTTTCGATTACCCGGCGTGACGTATCCATCACTTAAGATGATCGGTCGTGACGTTGTCGCGAAGCTTGAAGATGGGCAGATTTTATTAAAGACGCTCATCAATGGCCCATCGCCCGAAACCTTTGCTCTGGCCTCAGTAAACCCAATGGTGCCTCCGATTTTTAACCCCCCGTTTGAGTGGATATCTCCGATCGATTTCCATTTAGTCGACTGGAATTAGTAATCGGTGGATTAGTCACCGAGAGAGGGAACATCGCCAGCTATTTGGATGATTTCGGCTTCACCGTAATCACCTGCCTCCTCGTCAACTTCCATTCTAACCACATGCGCCCCAGCCATAGAGGTATCGCCTCGGGCAACTTTATCGGCCCGGCGCCGCGCCTCATCTAACGATTTGCATAATATTGGCGCGCGCGCCTCGAGGAGAGCGGTGCCGCGTTTTGTTTTGCCCCACGCGTAAGGCTGAAAAACGATTCTTTCGGTCATAGGCATGTTTCGATTCCCTTCCTTTATGTTCTTATTATGTTCGAGAATGAGGCGCAAGGTGCCTAATTATGCTAGGCATTGCCTATTGACGACCATGATAAGCAATGCCTAGTATTTCTCCATCGCCACCCGCGATGGAGGTTTTTCGTGTCAATCATCACAGTCATTTCCCGCGGCATCGATGCAGCCCCGTGCGGCCCCGATGCCCTGCAGGACATAATCGCCCGCCGCCAGATGGCCGAAAGCGCCGTGGCGGCCGCCCTGCCGCGCCAGGGTGCCGGCATTGCCCTGCTCATGTCCGAACGCCGCGCCCTGCGCGCCGCCACGGCCGAACTCAACCGCTGCATGGATGCCGAGGAAGCGGAAATCGCCCGCATTGCCCACCGGCATGCCTCCCGTAAGCCGGCACAAGCCGGGCGAGGTGCGGCATGAGCGGCACCGACTTCACGCCGATCCCGCCGGGCGAACTGGTCGGCCTGCTTTCCGCCAAGGAGCAGGAAGCTGCCATCAACATGCATCACCAGTTCCGCACCAACTTCATGGCCGTAGCGGGCTACCGCACGCAGGGCAGCCTGCACGCCGCCCGCTTCGCCGCCCGCGTGGCCGATGCCCGGCTGGAAGACCTGGAGCGCCTGGTCATGGGCCGCTTCATGGCCGAAGGCCCTGAAATCGAGGCCTCGCTCTGGGCGCGCCGTCAGGCATCCGCTTCCAACCCTTCGTAATCCCGACCGAAACAACCCGCCCGGCTGCATGCCGGGCATGGAGACCCATATTCATGACCAAGATGTTTCTTGCCGCCCAGGGCGATATCCTGATCCAGCAGATCGAATCGCTCCCGGCAAAGCTGCAGGACGTAGCGCCCGAAAACGGCCGCCTGATCGTGGCCTATGGTGAGGCCACCGGACACCATCATTCCTTTGGCGCTACCAGCGGCATCACCCTGTTCCGCGAGGACGGGACCAGCAACGGCCTGTTCGGCATCACCACCGCACCCGTGGCCCTGGAGCACCAGGAGCACAGCACCATCATGCTGCCACCGGGCAAGTTCCGCTTCATCCAGCAGCGCACCATGCACAGCGGCATCGTGCAGCGGGTGGCAGACTGATGGCGCGCCGCAGGATCGAGACCCTCACCGACGCGGAAAAGGCACTGATGCCCAAATGCGTCGAGGAATGGACCAAGATCGGCCTGTCCACACAGGCCGCTGACCGCCCCCGTGCCGAAGCCGCCATCCGGCAGATGTACGCCCAGGCAAAGCTGAAAGAGCCACGTATCATCTGGTGTGGCTCGCCACTGAGCATGGCACTCACGCGATACGTTCTGACCAGGCCAGAGTTTAAGGATGCTTTGGGGAAGGAGGCCAGCGTCGGGGACAGCGTCGGGGACAGCGTCGGGGACAGCGTCGGGGACAGCGTCGGGGCCAGCGTCTGGGCCAGCGTCGGGGACAGCGTCGGGGACAGCGTCGGGGACAGCGTCGGGGCCAGCGTCTATGGGCAGCATGACGCTTCATGGCTGGCGTTCTACTGGTATTTCCATGAAATCCGTCTGCGCGAAGAAACTGCGCCGTTGGGTGGCATGTGGGAACTGGCGCGCACGGCGGGCTGGGCGCTCCCATGTGATGGCATCTGCTTTGTCTCGGAGCGCACCAGCACGCTCCACCGCGATGAAGGCGGTCGCCTGCATTGCGAGAACGGCCCGGCGCTCGCCTACCCGGACGGATTTGAAATCTATGCCGTCCATGGCGTGCGCGTGCCGTCCGAGATCGTGATGCACCCCGAAGCCATCACGATCGACGCCATCCATGAGCAGCGGAATACCGAGATCCAGCGCGTCATGATCGAGCGTTATGGCTGGGACCGCTACGCGGATGATTGCCGGGCAGAAATCGTAGACTATGACGAACGGTTCGGCACCCTGTGTCGGCGTGTCACTCCACGCGGTGAACCGATCCTGTTCCTGCGCGTGGTCAATGGGTCACCGGAGCCGGATGGGTCGTTTCGTAAATACATCCTGCCGCTGGCACCAAACCTTGAGCCGCTGCCGGATCCCGAAGACCGCAATGCACGCCTTGGTGCGGGGCAGGAACTGACCGCCCTGAACGCGGTAGCATCCACTTATGGTATGCGCGGTGAGGACTATGCCGCACTGGTGGTGCGGACATGACCACTCAGAACCGCCGCGATCGATACCTTGATGCACGCCGCGCACTCGCGCTAGCCGTCAAAAGGCATGATGCTCAATCCGACAAGGAGGGTCTGAAAGACGACGATTTCAAGGTCGATCTAGATCTTGCAATGGCCCGTCTCCTGCTAACAGGAATACCGCCTGCATCCGAGCCACAAGACAGCGCTGCACGGTTTTCGGCCCGCTATGTGCCTTTCCTGCGGCCCGTATTGGACCCTGCGCCAGCCAGCCCTGCATATCGCGGCATTACTGTATTGCCGCATCCAGATGGGGGCGTGCTGCTGTTTGCAACCAATGCCCGGGTAATGCTGATCGCGCATGACCGGAGCGGCCACGTAACTGAGGGCGGCTGCTGTGTCGTGCTGAGCCGGGCGACGATGGACGCGTGCAATCCGCCCAGTCCGCTCGAACTCTGGTTTGAAGGATCGCGTGAGGAAGTCGGGACCGTTCCAGACTATGCAATGCCCGGTGAGGTCATCAGTTGCGGCATGTCCATGCTGGTCATGCCTGTCGGGCAGCCGCCGGATCTGGACGATCCCTGTAATGGGGGTGCGCTCTATGCCGCAATGATCGAAACGGATCACTGGAGTGGCGCTGACCGGCGTATGCCAGCCTTCCTTGAACTGAAACATATCAAGGCGTCTCTGACCCCGGATGCCCCACAGGCGCAGCCTTGGGCTGTAACCAGTGTCACGCAGACCGCTGTGGCCCAGGCTATGGCGGCAGTCGATCCCGATCAGGAGGTGCTGGTCTGGGACGCCCGTGTAACGGACCATCAGGTCACCTATATCCCACGCCAGCGTGATGACCTGCTGATCTCATTCGCCACAGCCCGTGATCCGAAGAAATCCCCACAGATCCCCGCATGGGTGCTCCGCGCGCTGGAGGAATCATGA